CCATCTTTTTAACAAGAGAGCTGAGTCCGCTGCTCATTCCTTTCATTGCAGTCTGGAATGGTTTTGAGTCAAATGTAAATAGGACATCATCCATTATTTATAAATTTCCTTATTGAATTTTATTGACTCTTCCTTAACGTGTTTAAAATCTTCAAAAGATAATTTGTCTAACTCCCCTTTGTTAAAACCGCCTTTTGTTAAATATGAAATTAAAATACAATCATATAAATATTGCTTCATTGAATAATCTATATATAAAAACCCGTTCAATAACCACTCAAATTCATTTAAATGCTCCCCGACTGTGGTTAGTTCAGTCGGAGAGCTGAAGCGAAAAAATTTGAGGTATTTACTTTAGGTTGCCAGACCTTCGAGCATTCTGGACATTGTTTTTCAACTCTCGTGTCAATGCCGTATAAACTATTTTTATAACTTATTTCTTTGAAATCATTTTCAAGGTTTTCTATGTTTTCAAAAATTGCAGTGCCGACCATGTTGATATATTTTTTATCAACATCCTGGCCGTTAATAGACTTCAAGGCATTTGCATAAATACCGAATTGAAGTTTTAAATCATTCTTGTGACCGGTTTTTATTTCTGCATTCATGCAATGTTCCATCGTTGGGTAATACATTTCAAGATTGAACACTTCCTCAATTGCGGTACCATCTCGTGCATTCTTTATTATTACAGGCTCCGCAAGTTCTATGCTGAAAAAATTATGGTATTCGCTTTCATTCTGACAGTTGACTTTTAGTTGAGAAATAAAATCCCTGGTGTCAATCTCTATGTCGTCGACATACTGGAGCTGACATATTATTTTATGTCCGCAGAGTGGGCAGGGATAAATCCCCTCAACTCCATCCTGACCATTGTATTGCTTGATCATAGTTTGAATAGACAAATATTCTGCTGTTCTATATGGGATTTTTGTCAGAATTGATTTTATTTTTATTGGGTCCTCAATGGTCTGATCATCATTTGAAATTGAAACGACCGAACCTTTGAGAAAAATCAATAACCCTGCATTGATTCTCTCACTCTGAATTGAGCTTGAAACATTTGCAAGCACCGAAGCCTTCGGTTTTTTAATCTCAGCATCGGTGTAAATATTGTCATTGTGAAAAATAGGAATTGGCAACCGCATATTGACCTCCTACACGTCCACCGGGATATAATCCCAGGGTAAAATTTTTGTTGTTATTGTTGCAAGTCCGGGAGCGGCCGCATCATATGCCGGCCCGCCGTCTTTAGCACATTCGCATTTTGGAAGAAGAATTCTTTCAAACTCAACTCCATGAGCATCTTTTTTCACCAGCACCCCGTCCTTAACTTCATTATTATCATACCAGTTTTGAAAAAATTTCTTAGTGTTCGTCCCTCTGTCGTTTCTATATGTCAATTCTATTGCTGGAATTTTACTAACTCCATTTGTAATTTCTCTTTTTTTATCAGGGAAAGGAGCTTCTATTGAATCCTTCTCCCTTGCTATCTCACTTACATTGATCAGGCCGGGAACTTCTTCGCCATCAAAAGTTAAGCTATGCTTTTCGCCCATAGAATTTTGTTGCATTTATTTTTCCTCCACTTGTTTCAAATTTAGAAAAGTTAGCTTCTCAATAAAAGCCCGACTCCAATTTTAATTGATCCCGCGGGCGATCCAAAAGAAAACCATGAGTCAAGGTTGCGCTCCCCAGCATTGATTGAAGCCTGCGGGTTGTTTACCAGGTCGGCCTGAACAACAAAATGGTCAGTTGCCTTTGTAGATGTTCCATCATCATTTATTGATTGCCCGAATGTTTCACCTACCGAAACATTTCCCGTTGAGCCGACTTCCCATAAATTATAAAAGAAATTCAGAATCGCATCTCTGCTGGCCTTGATCCTGTTAAAACTGTTCGGCTCGTTCTCGGTAGTAAGTAGTGAATCCCTGACAGAAACTTTGATATATTCTCTCATCAAAATTCCATTCCCAAATTGAAATTCAGTTGTTATGGATGGAGTGAAAAAGTTTTTCATAACAATTCCAACTCCAGAAACATCCTGAATTAAATTAACTCCGCACTCTGCTATGTCGGTGCGGGTGTCATCATCAAGAAAAGTATCACCAACAATTCCCTGTGCACCGGAAAGTGGAATGGAAGGAACCGCCGGGATGTAATGGATTCCAAGTGTCCCGATTGACCGAATCCAGGCACCCATAACAAATCCAACATTTGGAATATTTCTGTATGGTGCAATATTTGAAGTTGCGAAGGGGTCAGTCACTTTTAACCAGTTGGCTACAATGACTCCGAGGACATCGTCCGACCTCTGATAATTATTTCCTATTGTTTTAAGCTGAGTTTCTGATTGATTTTCTGGAATATTATAAATCCATTTCGGTGTGTCCCACCTGCCCCTGCAATAAACTTCCCCGGCTTCATTGATTGCCTGCAAGGTTGCTTCTGCATTACATAAAAACCTGACTGGCAAATCATCAAATGCTGTTAAGTCGGTGGCATAGTGGGCTGCAGTTGTTGGGGCTGTTCCATCGGCCCCGCTTGCGCTATAAGTTACCGTTGCAACATTGACAGGAAAAGACGCTTCCAGCACCTGTGCACTTTCAAGGTCAGTTACTTTAATCCATTTTGAAGTTGCAAAAACATTCTCAACATAAAAATCTGTGACCTCTGCCTCCATCGTACACCAGATTTTTCCAAGTCCGGTGTCAACTTCTTTCTCGATTCCATTTATATCTTTCCTGAAAACTTTAAGTTGAAACCCGATAACGGTCGCAACGTCGTCAACTTCCATATTTGATGAAGCATGGAAAACACCTGCATAATTTACTTTTCCGGTTGACTCTTCAATACTGGTTATTTTTTTATAAACAGTTACCGGAGCCACTCCAGTAGCAGTAAATTTCATGATGTCCCCGACCTTGACCCCTGCCACGCTGTCCAGAATAACAAAAAGAGCCGAAGCCACATTTGCAGTCTTGCAGGCGGTTGTGAATCGGTTGCCATTTGTGACGGTCACTCCTGTTCTATTTCCAGAAACACCAAATCCAAGTTCCTCTTCATAAGCATCATCAATCTGGAGAGTGCTGACCGCTGCATCCGTCAAGTCCTGGGTTGCCGTTACTGCATCGTAAGCAGCCCCATCATAACCAACATGGCTTTTAATATAAGCCTTGCCATCGGTCCCGACTATGTTATTAAAAAAGGATTTAACAACGTCCCAACCATAATAAGTGCTAATTATATGATTACCAAAAATTGCCTGAAACTCTTCTATGTTTCTGCAAAGAAAAGCTGATTTATATTTTCTTTCAAATCGTCCAATAAAACCACCAATTTGAAAATCGGATGGCTCGACTGTCTTTGATTTTTTTGTGGGGAGGTTTTCCCCGAAAACTCCGAGTCTGCGTAAATTAGTTGGCATGGTGTGTCCTCCCCTTATTTGTGTATAACAAAATATTCTTTTATTGCATCAGTGAAATCTTTATGGGACAAAAGACTTCTATCAATTTCCTTTGATTCTCTGCCTGAAAAAATAATAACATCCCGGCCCAGATGTAAGTTAAAAGTCCGGTTTTGCCTGAAAGTAATTTTCACTTTGTCTTTTGTCTGGACAAATTTTTCTTCTTTCTTTTCTATCTTTTTTGAGTCATCTTCTTTACTTTGCATAAATTTTTTTTCTACTTTCATTGGTCAAGCTCCTACATTATTGTAACTGTGTGAGTCAGAGTGTCAAACTTATTTAAAGTTTGCCTTTGATATATTTCTTCCTTGATTTCTACTTTAATTAAATATTGTAATTTTGGGATTATATTATGGACTTCATTCTGTTCAATCTCTGTAGCAATCCCTTCGTAGTCTACGAACACCTTCCGGCCGTTGACCCAAATTTGTTTTTGACCGATAAATATTTTTGCCATCTCAGAGAGGACTGCAAGAATTTCTTGCTGTCTTGCTTCGCAGTCAATCAGGATAACATATTTTAAATATTGCCCTTCCTGTCTTTGTTTAAATGTATCATCTGTTTTATAGGAGTCAATTATATAATCCGTTTCATTATTTATTCTTAGCTTGTCGGGCACGATCCCCCACACAGTGATCCCGGGAAGAATTATCTCAGAGTCATCAACTCCGAATTCAATTGGTAAATACAAATAACAATTTGCATCTGTGTAGTCATTTTCAAGGGAGGCCCCGTCATACATGTCATTGAAATAAAAAGCGTTCCCTTCCTTCCGTTCTATCTGGTGAATCTCTGAGTTGACCCCATCGTCAATTTTAATTATGGCATATCTTTGTAGCCAATTCACATCATCAGAGAAGGCGACCGCCAGGTCCCCGGTGGTTCCTGATATGGTCCCGGGGCTGTAAAGGGTGTCATAACTTCTTTGAGTTCTGATATATTCGATTTGTTCTTTTATCCCTGCGAAAACATCAAGTGGAAATTCATCAGTACTTGCGACAAGATATGATATATTTAAATAATCAACATTCGCTGTCAGGGCTGTTATTCTTATTCTGTCCAGGGTGTCAATGTCTGAGATGTCAATTGTTACATGATGGAAGGTCTTGAACGCGGGTAAATAATATTCTTTGTCGGTGCCGAAGTCGATTTTATAACTGAAATCTGAGGCGGTTTTATACTCCTGCTCTCCATATGTGCGGGACCAAATATGCAAAGTTATTTCATTGTAGTTTGTGACATTTGTCCCAAGTGTTTTCTGGCAGTAGGAATTTAAACCGCTGAAATATAAAAGAAGAGAGGTTGAATTATTCCCAGCAACATAAGGAGCAAGGGAGTTTGTCCCATAAATGGAAGAGGATCCGCCCGAGGCGGTCCATCCAGTTGTTGCACTTAAATTGTCAACTACAAGTTTCAACCTTCATTCTCCCCTGCATAATATCTTTTTAAATATTCATCAGCATAGACAACATTTGCGTTGTTTATATATTCAACAATTGCTCTTTTGACATTCTTCCCGAGTCTCTTGTCGCCCTTGATTCGGTTCATCAGTCTTTCGTAAGAGAGCAAAAAAACAGGACGGGGTGGTATCTGGATGATTTCATTTCCGATTTGGACTTTAGCCCCATAATTATGTATAAAAAAAAGCTGTCTAATTGACAAATCGG